TAGATTTTCTTTATTTTTAAACATTTTAACTTCTAATTTTAAAACACTTAAAACACAGTCTAAGAATAAAAAAACCAAAATAGATAACGGTTATAACAATAGAGATTTAAAGATTGAATTATATAATACATTTAAATCGTTCAACGATAAATGGGTTGCCGGTAATTCTATTGGACAAAGATTATTATTAGAGGAGTTTTTATTTTTAGATAAGGCAAACAAAGACATTGGTGATCAATATTATTTAAATCTCACAAAGTTCATAGATATCGGAGACCAAAAAAACGATAAGTCTAACTTATATGGTGTCATTTCCGATTTACTAACCGGAACGGGATTTGATATGAGGGCATTACCGGCTTATGTTAATTTTTATGGAACCAATTTTTCAAGTAAAACAAAAATAACACCATCCAAAAAAGTGGCGGATAATATATTCGGAACCTTCTTAGATGTTGATTATCAAGAATCTTCACCTAAGGTTGTTATACAATATGTTACGGGACCCGTATCAAAACATCCCGCAGTTGAAAATAAGAAGTATAAGTTTGCCGATGATAGTTTTAATATTTCTAATGTTAATAATAACCCATTGATAATCACACTACCTAAAGTATTTACCGATGAGGATTTATCTAAATCTAATAAGGTAGTTGCGTTTGAGGTTAGTTTCGGTGATCAGAATCAATCGATATTCAAAGGGGTACAGTTAGACCAAAGTACATTAAGAAATACATCAGAATCATTTGTGGTTTTAGAAAACTTAGCAAGATCTGAATCAGGGTCTGGAGTACATAACGTTGACATTTCATTATTTGACTATTATAGACAGGCGTCATATAGTTGTGAAGTCACAATGATGGGTAATGTAATGATACAACCAACCATGTTCTTCTATCTTAAAAATATACCAATTTTTAAAGGTTCATATTGGATTACTGAAGTGTCCCACAATATTAAAGGAAACAATATAACCACAACATTTAAAGGAACAAGAATACCATACGCATCTTTACCCAATCCTAAAGATTCGTTTATGTCGAACTATAGGGCGTTATTCGATAAGATTATGAATACCGCCGTCGCTAAAACTAAGGCAATCGATAAACAAACCAAAACAACTCAAACCATTTCAACACCTGAAGGTAACTTTAGATACGACCCGGGTTCTAAAGTCATACAAGGTGAAAAAATTGTACCAAGTGCGGGAGTTACCAAATATGGTGTACCTTATAATGGATACAACAATGAACTTTATGTACAAAAAGTAACATACGATGGTAAAGAGTGGTTCAGAGCGGTGGTCGTTAAAATGGGTATGGATAAGATATATGAAATATCTGACGATACCACAATGAGTTTATTAAATAAAATAAATTCTAAAAAATATACACTTAATCCTAAATCGGTTAAATGGTCAGCAATTAAGAATAGTGATATGAAATTCTATTCAACCAAATTTCAAGTATCATCAAATATACCAGCAGATAAGATAATTGATGCTCGAACTGAATTCTTTAATCCACAGACTAAAAAACCACCATACACCTTAGTTCCCGATTATCAATTGGATAGTACTATTGGTAATATAAGGGTAAATGGACCGATTAATGAAGGACCAAATTTGGAGGGATATGGTATAGCGATGTCATCTAAATTAATGGACACCTTAGGTCTATTCAATGGGGATGTGGTTTATTTTTGGGTTGGGGAAAGATAATAACTAAATTAATGATATTTATACTTATAACTTAATATTATGGATAATAATAAATTAAACAACACAATGGATCAATTTTTAAGTCCTAAACAGACTAAAAGAACATCTAACGACGGCATGGAAAGAGAGGAATGTGATTTGGTAACTGGAGAATGTTATACAATTAGAGAAAAAGACGGAATCGTTGAAAGAATAAATAAAAAGTATATCACAAATGATGGTAGACAACTATTACAAGACTAAAGCTATGTTAGAGAAAAAATTACAAGAAGAATTAAATCGTTACAGAGCCATTAACAAATATGGTACTAAAATGATTATGGAACAAGACGCACCGGCTCTTGACGCTCCTGCGGATGATTTACCACCGGCCGATCCAGCGTTGGATGCACCGGCGGGAGATTTACCACCGGCAGAACCGGCATTAGACGCACCGGCGGGAGATTTACCACCGGCAGATGGAATGGACACAGAAGAAATTGATATTACAGATTTAGTTAATATGACTAAAAATATCAAAAACGATTTAGAAAATAATAAAACAGATAACGCATCTGTTATTGGTAAAATGGATGACGTGTTCACTAAATTGGGTGACTTAGAACAAAAACTTGCTCAAATGGATGCTGTTATGGCTAAAATTGATGAGTTAGGTGCTAAAGTTGAAGCATCAAAACCAAAAACTGGTGTAGAGAAACTTGAAATGAGATCTTTAGACTCATATCCATTTAATGAAAAACCACAAGAGTTTTTTGCTCACAAACAAGGTGAAATGGCTGCAAGTGGTAAGAACGAATATGTACTAACCAAAGATGAGGTTAATAACTATCCTACCGATATTATAAAAACATCATTTAATCCAGACCAACAAGAAGATGAATTTAGATTCTAATGTAAACTTTTTATTGGGGTTACAAAATCAAATGAAAATCTGTCATTGGCAAACCAAAGGTATTGCGAGACACGAAGCATTTGGTAACTTTTACGACGACTTAACTCCACTTATTGATGACTTTGTTGAACAATCTATGGGTAAGTACGGTAGATTCACATTAGAAGATGAAACAAAAACAATTCAATTAAGTAATTTATCTGAAATTGACATTAAAGGATTGGTTAATACAACAAGACAAGCATTGGTACAACTTACCGAACAATTAGACCCATCAGATACAGATTTATTAAATCTTAGAGATGAAATATTGGGTAAAGTAAACAAATATGCTTACTTATTTACAATGGAATAATTTTTAAAAATACTTCACAAAATAATTAACCCGGATTTTTTAATTCGGGTTTTTTTATCTATATTTTATTTATAACAGTTTTATAACCTAAATCAATTATTATGTCAACATTCGACGCAGTACTGGCTCAGTACGAGAAAAACAAGAACGCCGCAAGCGGCAACAACAACAAGATGTCCTCAGAGGACAGATTAAAACGTTATTTCACAACCGTATTACCAAAAGGTTCTAAGGGTGAAGAAAGACGTATTCGTATTTTACCTACAAAAGATGGTAGTTCACCATTTGTTGAGGTATACTTCCACGAAGTTCAAGTGGATGGTAAGTGGGTTAAATTATATGACCCTAAACAAGAAGGTAAACGTTCTCCATTACATGAAGTTTACGAAGGATTAATGATGACAGGTGTCGATACCGATAAGGAATTGGCTCGTTCATACCGTTCTCGTAAATTCTACATTGTAAAGGTAATTGACCGTGACCACGAACAAGACGGTGTTAAATTTTGGAGATTCAAACACAACCATAAAGGTGATGGTGTTATTGACAAAATCTTCCCAATTTTCCGTAACAAAGGAGATGTTACTAGTCCAGAAAATGGTCGTGACTTAATCCTTTCTTTGGCGTTAACTAAAGCGGGAACAGGTAAAGAATATACAGTTATCAATTCTGTATTAAATGATGATCCAAGTCCTTTACACACAGATTCTAATGTTGCAAAAACATGGTTAGAAGATGAATTAACTTGGTCAGATGTTTACTCTAAAAAGGGTGAAGATTATTTAGAAATGGTTGCTAAAGGTGAAGTTCCACGTTGGGATTCAAACAGTAGCAAATGGGTTTCTAACTCAACCGCAGAAGAAGTAATCTCAGCACCAAAGGCGTCAACACCTACGGTAGACCCACAGGAAGATGATGATGTGGATTCTGAATTACCGTTCTAATTAATTCATAATATGTTCCCGACAATAGTGTCGGGAACATCTTTTAAAAAACAAAACAATGGCAGGTATTAAAAAAACAGATTTTTCAGCAATCAAGAAGAAATTCTCGAAAGAGGCTGAATACAAAGCTGACCGTTTCTTCGATTTAGGAGACGCCTTCTTGGAAGCCACTGGTATTCCAGGTCCTGCAATGGGTCACATTAATATGTTATTAGGACATAGTGATACAGGTAAAACGACGGCTTTAGTAAAAACGGCGGTAGATGCACAAAAGAAAGGAATCCTTCCTGTGTTCATTATTACTGAACAAAAATGGAGTTGGGACCACGCGGAGTTAATGGGTTTTGATAAAGACGGTGAATATCTTTTCAATAGTGATTTCGAATACATTGAACAAATTACAGATTATATCAATGAATTAATGGACGCACAAGAGAAAGGTGATATTCCTTATGATTTATTATTCCTTTGGGATTCAGTTGGTTCAGTTCCTTGTAAGATGACTTATGACGGTAAAGGTGGTAAACAACACAATGCATCGGTTCTTGCAGATAAAATAGGTATGGGTATCAACCAACGTATTTCGGGTTCAAGAAGAACAGATAAACCTTACACAAACAGTTTGGTTATTGTTAACCAACCTTGGGTAGAATTACCTGACAATCCTTTTGGACAACCAAAAATCAAAGCTAAAGGTGGTGAGGCCATTTGGTTAAACTCATCATTAGTATTCTTATTTGGTAATCAAAAAGGTGCAGGAACTACTAAAATCTCTATCACTAAAGATAAGAGAAAAATCAGAATCGCAACACGTACCAAAATCTCTATCAGTAAGAACCACATCAATGGTGGTGGATATGAAGATGGTCGTATCTTGGTAACTCCACAAGGGTTTATGCATGGTAAAGACGATACTGAAGAAAAACGTTCTATCGAAGAGTACAAACGTGATAACGGAGAGTACATCGGTAAACAATTAGGTGTTAATGTTACAGACATCTTGGACACACAAGTTGTAACAGAAGAGAGTGATCTATAAATAATTTTTAATGTCGGTTTTACTTGTTGACGGAGATAATTTACTTACGATTGGTTTTTATGGTGTTAAGAATATGTTCTATAAAGGAACACACATTGGAGGTATCTACCATTTTCTTAATACTCTTAGGAGAGCGTTTGAGACATATCATTTAGACAAAATAGTTGTTTTTTGGGATGGGTTAGATGGTTCTGCCACTCGTAGAAAAATTTATGTTCATTACAAGGAAAACCGACGTCAAAGAGTTAGGTCGGAGGAAGAATTAAATTCATATCAATACCAAAGGGAAAGAATAAAACAATACCTTGAAGAACTTTACGTAAGACAAGGTGAGTTTGAATATTGTGAAACCGATGATTGTATTGCGTACTACACACAAAACTCACCCAACGAAAACAAAATTGTGTATTCATCGGACGGTGATTTAACTCAACTGGTTTCTGAAAACACACAAATTTTCAACCCTTCTCATCAAAAACTTTATAAACAAAACGACTCTATCGTTTACGACCATGAGGAAATTTTAATTGAGAATGTAAAATTAGTTAAAATGTTATGTGGTGATTCCTCTGATAATATTGCAGGAATAAAAGGTATGGGAGTTAAAAGATTTTTATCTCTTTTTCCCGAACTTAAAACCGAACATTTATCTGTTGAACAAATTAAGGATAAAACCAATGAAATGTTCCTACAAGATAAACACAATAAATTACTTACAAATTTACTTACAGGAGTAACCAAACATGGCATATTTGGTGAAGAGTTTTTTGATGTAAACAGTCGTATAGTTAGTTTAGATTCACCATTCCTAACCGATGAGGCAAAAGAAAGTGTTGATTTATTAATAAACGAAAAATTAGATCAAGAAGGAAGGTCATATAAAAACGCTATGAAAATGATGACTGAAGATGGACTATTCAATGTGTTACCAAAATCAGACGACGCTTGGATAAAATTTATAAACCCATTTTTACGATTAACAAGAAAAGAAAAAAATAAAAGAACAATCAAAATTAAAAACAATGAGTAATTACCAAAACCAAGACAATATCACTAAATTTGAGTTTTTGTTGTCGTTAGAAGGACATATTGTATGTCAAAGATTTTTCAACGTTAGAGATTACAACCCTCAAGCAAGAAGAAGTATGGATCTTCACTATTATGTAAAAAATATTTGTGAGGATATGTCTGAAGATTTAAAAATAAAATGTTCCAATTATCTATGTGAAAATCTGAATTTTTTCCTCAATTCAGAGAGCGTGGAAGACGAGGCAAGTAAGTCAAAAGAACATTTTTTATTGGAAATTAAGATAGGTGACGATGTATTTATTCAAAGGATATTCCCAGCATATCTCTACCACCCAAAGGTTAGATACACTGTTGATATTCGTCCAAACCTAAAGAGAATTTTGTCAGATTTGACTGACATTTTATCATCTGATGAATTGGAAACGGCTTATTTACACTACGAACTATAATTTAAAAACATATATATAACAATTACAATGGAAGAAAGGAATTTTGGGCATTTGGGATTTTCATTTCAACAATCCCTAATTAAAGCAATTATTGAAGACAAAAAGTACGGCGAAACAATCATAGATGTATTAGAGAGTAAGTTCTTTGAAAATAATTCATTCAGATTTATTATGGAGAACGTGAAAGAGTTGTACAAAACCTACAATAAAATTCCTGATTACAATACCGTAGCACAAAAAATTATGTCAGAGGGAGGAAATAAAGATTCCTCTAAAGTTCATGTCGATACGTTGGACGCTATTAAAAAAAACGAACAACAAATAGAGTATGTTAAGGATACCGCACTTAATTTCTGTAAACAACAGAATTTAAAAAAGGAACTTAAAGGTGTTCAAAGTATCATCGATAATGGTGATTTTGAATCTTACAATAAGATTGAACAAATAATTCAAAAGGCATTACAAGTTGGTATATCTAACGACGAGGCAACTGATGTGTTTCATGATATCGAAGGAGCATTAGAGAAAGACAATAGACAACCAATTGCACTTGGTATTGTAGGTGTGGATAACTTATTAAATGGTGGGTTAGGAAGAGGTGAATTAGGAATTGTACTAGCACCAACAGGAACAGGTAAAACAACATTACTTACCAAATTTGCCAACACGGCATATAATTTAGGGTACAATGTTGTACAAATATTTTTTGAGGACAATCCAGGAAATATTAAAAGAAAACATTATACCATTTGGACGGAAATTTCTCCAAATGAACAACCTAATTACAAGGATGAAGTTCAGAAAAAAGTTAAGGAGATACAGGCAAATTCAAAAGGGTTTTTAAAACTATTGAAATTATCTAGTGATAATGTAACCATTTCTGAAATAAAGAACAAAATTAGAAAAATGAATTCAGAAGGTGAAAAAGTTGATTTATTAGTTATTGACTATGTTGATTGTATTTCACCAGAAAGATCAACCTTTGGAGAAGAATGGAAAGGAGAGGGGTCAATCATGAGAAGTTTAGAATCAATGACAAGTGAGTTTGAAATGGCTGTATGGACAGCAACACAAGGTAATAGAGAATCTATTTCATCTGAAGTAGTTAACAGTGACCAAATGGGTGGGTCAATTAAAAAGGCACAAATTGCACACGTTATATTATCAATCGGTAAAACGTTAGAACAAAAGGAAAATAATTTGGCAACACTTACATTACTTAAATCTCGTATCGGTAGAGATGGTGTTGTTTTCCAAAACTGTAAATTCAACAATGAATTCCTATTCATTGATACCGAAACACAAAATACCCTATTGGGTCACGAAGAACAAAAAGTTCAAATAAATGCTAACAGAGCCGCTGAAGCATTTAAAAGAAGACAAGAATTGGCAAAAAAATAAAAAAACAATAAAACTATGACGGAGAAGATTTTACAAGATAACCCCGGACGCTTTGTCCTTTTTCCAATCGAACACCATGACTTATGGAAGTTCTATAAACAATCAGAAGCATCCTTTTGGACCGCTGAGGAAATTGATTTAGGTCAGGATATATCAGATTGGGAAAACAAATTAAATGCTGATGAACAACATTTCGTAAAACACGTATTGGCATTTTTTGCGGCGTCTGATGGAATTGTAAACGAAAATTTAGCAATGAACTTCGTTAATGAGGTACAATATACTGAAGCAAAATTCTTTTATGGTTTTCAAATCATGATGGAAAATATCCACAGTGAGACCTATTCACTTTTAATTGACACTTTAGTTAAAGACAGAGATGAACAACATAAATTGTTCAACGCAATTGAAACCATACCGGCAATTAAAAAGAAAGCGGATTGGGCACTTAAATGGATTAACTCTGAATCATTTGTAGATAGACTATTAGCATTTGCGGCAGTAGAAGGAATATTCTTTTCAGGTTCTTTCTGTTCAATCTTTTGGTTAAAGAAAAGAGGATTGTTACCGGGTTTAACATTTTCTAATGAGTTAATATCAAGAGATGAGGGAATGCATTGTGATTTTGCTTGTCATTTATATAACAACCATATTGAGAATAAAATCTCACAAGAAAGAATTAAAGAAATTATTTGTGGAGCATTGGAAATTGAGAAAGAATTTATTCTTGAGGCATTACCTGTTCGTTTAATTGGTATGAACTCAGATTTAATGTCACAGTATCTTGAATTTGTAACGGATAGATTATTGGTTGCATTGGGTGTACCTAAAGTATATAATTCTGAAAATCCATTTGATTTTATGCAAAACATCGCATTACAAGGTAAAACTAACTTCTTTGAAAAGAGAGTTGCGGAATATCAAAAGGCAGGGGTTAATAATGTATCGGAGGATTTAGATTCCGCATTTGGAGAAGTAGATTTTTAAAATTATAATAAGAACATGAAAGTTAAAAAGAGAGATGGTTCCTTAGAGGAAATGAGATATGATAAAATAACACGCAGAATTAGTGTTTTCTGTAGTGATTTGAACTTGGAATATATTGACCCAACATATGTTACTTTAAAAGTAACACAAGGCATTTATGATGGAATATCAACAAGTGAATTAGATAAATTAGCTGCAGAGACTGCGGCGTCTATGGTGACAACCCATCCCGATTACGCTAAACTTGCGGGAAGACTTGCGGTTTCTAATTTACACAAAACGACACCAAGAAAGTTTTCACAATGTATAAAAGAATTACATTCCTTTGTTGAACCAAAAACTGGTAAAGAATCTTCATTAATCGATGATAACATTTTTCAATTTGTTATGGAGAATAAAGAATCTTTAGACGGTGCGATATCAATAGACAGAGATTTAAACTTTGATTATTTCGGTATTAAAACGTTAGAAAGATCATATCTTTTAAAGATTGGTGATAGAATTGTTGAAAGACCACAATACCTTTATATGAGAGTTGCGGTTGGTATTTGTAAAGGTGATTTAGATATGGCGTTAAGAATTTATGACGACCTATCACAACACTTCTACACACACGCAACACCAACATTATTTAATGCGGGAACACGTAGACCACAAATGTCTTCTTGTTTTCTAATTGGTAATAAAGGTGACGATATTGATGGTTTGTTTGATACAATTAAAGACGTAGCGAAGATTTCTAAGTGGGCTGGTGGTATTGGATTACACGTTCATGATGTTCGAGCTAAAGGGGCTTATATTAAAGGAACTGGTGGAGAATCTGACGGTTTGTTACCTATGATGAAAACATACAATGAGGTGGCTCGTTGGATTAATCAAGGAGGTAAACGTAAAGGTTCATTTGCTGTTTACCTTGAACCATGGCACTCCGATGTTTTTGAATTTATTGATTTAAGAAAGAATCATGGTAAAGAAGAAATGAGGGCCAGAGATTTATTCTTAGCAATGTGGACACCTGATTTATTTATGCAACGAGTTGAACAAGATGGTGATTGGTCATTATTTTCACCAGATGAGGCACCAGGACTTTCGGATGTTTATGATTCACCATCGGACAAGGCGTTTACTCGTTTATATGAACAATACGAACAAGAAGGTAGAGCAAGAAAAGTGGTTAAGGCAAGAAAGTTAATGGACGCAATACTTACTTCACAAATTGAAACAGGAACACCTTATATGTTATATAAGGACCCGGCAAACTATAAATCAAATCAACAAAATTTAGGAACCATTAAGTCCTCAAATTTATGTACTGAGATTATTGAATATAGTTCACCAACAGAACAGGCGGTTTGTAATTTAGCGTCAATTGCATTACCAAAATACATTATTAATGATGAGTTCAATCATGATGTTCTTTATGAATACACATATCAAGTTGTAAAGAACTTAAACAATGTAATTGATTTAAACTTCTACCCAACCGAAGAAACAAAACGTTCTAATTTTAAACATCGTCCTGTTGGATTAGGTGTACAAGGATTAGCGGACGTTCTTTGTATGTTGAACATCCCATTTGAAAGTGAGACAGCAGATACCTTACAAACAGATATTTTTGAAACTATCTATTTTGCGGCTATGACATCTTCTAAAGATTTGGCGAAAGAATTTGGTCCATATGAATCTATTGAAGGATCACCGATAGAGAAAGGTATTTTCCAATATGAAATGTGGGGTAAGTCAGATAAAGATTTATCAGGTCGTTGGGATTGGAAATCATTAAGAAAAG